GCTGAATGCTTCCATCATCGGCCCGGTAGAATACCGGATGCGCTACTTCGGCGAGGATGAGAAAACCGCCAAAAAGATGCTGCCGGATATGGAGGATATGACGGACGAGGAAGAGGAGGAAATCGAATGAAACGTGTAGTTATTGTGGCGGCGTTGATTGCTCTGCTTTATGCATTAAGCTGGGCGATTTGCGTTGGAATTATATGGTTAATCTGCCGTTGCTTTTCTTGGCAATTTTCTCTTGCCTCCGCAACTGGGGTTTGGCTTATTATTTGCTTGATTAAGGGTGCCATTTCAAGTGGGAAGAAAGAGTGAAATATCCATTTACCCCGGCGATTCTCGATGCCATCCCCGAGGAGCTGGCCGAACTGTTCCGGGGCCTGGAACTGAAGCTGCTGGAGGAGATATGCTCCCGGCTCAAAATCGCAGACCAGCTCAACGAGGTCACAGTGCAGGACATCCGCGCCCTGCGTTCCCACGGCATTGATCTGGAGGACATCAAAAAGGCCATCCGAGAGACCACAGAAATCGGCGCAGAAAAGCTGGACAAGCTGCTGGACGATGTGGTTGCCCGCAATCAGCGGTATTACACCGAGATGGTCGACCTTGCCGGGGTGATGGCCCCGGAGCGGCTTGTAAGTGAGGCTGACATCGCCGCTATCTGCCGCCAGACCTGGGGGGCATACAAGAACATTACCGGGTCTATGGGCTTCCTGACGGTACAGGGCGGGCGGCTCATAGTGAGCGAACCGGCAAAGGCGTACCAGTGGGCATTGGATAGCGCGGGGCTGCAAATCCAGTCCGGGGCCATTAGCTACAATCAGGCCATTGCCACGGCGGTACGGCAGCTGGCCGACAGCGGGCTATGCGTGGCGTTTGACAAGAACGGTAACGTGCTTAAGAACCGGGTGTCCTATGTGAGCGAACATATCGACCACTTGGACGTGGCAGTCAGGAGGGCCGTTATGACGGGAGTATCACAGATTTGCGACCAATATGACACGCAGTCAATGGAATATTTGGACACGCCATACTGCGAAATTTCCGCACACAGCGGGGCCAGAGATATCCCAAAGCCAAATCCGTGGTCATCGCACAAGGACTGGCAAGGACGTGTTTACTATCAAAGCAAAAACGGAGAACCCGATCCCCTTGGAAAATATCCAGACCTTGTGAAATCTACTGGCTATGGATACGTTGATGGGCTTAAAGGTGCCAACTGTAGGCACAGGAAGTTTGCTTGGCTTGAGGGCATTTCAGAGCGCACATACACCGATAAAGAGCTTGCCAACATAGACCCACCGCCAATCAAATTTGAGGGGCGCACATACACAGCATACCATGCCACGCAAAAACAACGTGAGATCGAGCGCACCGTCCGCAAGCTGAAACGCCGCAAGGCTGCTTTTGAGGCGGCGGGGCTCAAAGAGGACGCGCAGTCGGCCAACATCCGCCTGCGGCGGCTGAATCAGGAGTACAAGGCGTTCAGCAAGGCGGCGGGACTGCCGGAGCAGCGGGAGAGGATGAAGGTTCAGTACGTAGACGATGCCTCTCACGCAAAGGCGGCAAAACGGCTTGAAAAAAGTTCAAAATCTGGTATACTGAATGATACAGAATATCAGGGTGTCCCGATCACAGAAGAGGCCATCCAGCGCGTGCCGCTGGTCCAGCCGGATGGGTGGAGCATAGAGCAGGCAGAACGGCTGCAGACGGCTCACCGAGACCTGTTACGGGCAGTGATGGACAAGCCGGTGGGAACAGAGGCCGGGGCGGTCTATACGCCGGATATGCGGTTGATTGCGCGTAAGATCGGAGATGCGGCAGCACAACAGATTGTCATGCCGCGCTGTCAAGAGCCGCATATTTTCATGCACAACCACCCAAGCGGAGAGATATTCAGCTATACTGATTTAACATCGTTTTTGGCGAATGATAAAATGTATGGGATGACCGCTGTTGGGAATACAGGAAAACTTTATGCAGTGTTCAAGAAAGCGAATTATGATGGGTTTTCTTTCTGGAAAGCTCTGGACGCTGCTTCTTCCAAATTGAATGCAGCAGCAAAGGAATCTAATGTAAAGAAATATGTCAACATTATCGAAGAGCTTTTGGAGGCAGCAGATGAGTATGGCATTGAATTTATCCGAAGATGACAGGAGACGCCTTAAGCGTGATTTAGCGGCGGCAGAACCGTACGACGAAGACGCGCCTGAATTGCGTACTTTTGATGGTCAAGTTGATTTTGCCAGAATGAGAGCAACTATGGCAAAGAAGTTTTTAGAAGAAGCCGAAAAGGAGAAAAAGTGATCACAAAAAAGCAAGGGCGTTGGTATAACTGCCCGCACTGCGGCAAGGCCCTTTTTCCTCTACGGGAGAACACCCGCATTGAGCATATGCCCTTCCGCTGTAAGGCGTGCAAGCATGATGTTGAGGTAAACGCCTTCCCAACAAAAATGAACAACCTGAGAGCCAAGAGCCTGTGAGCCAAGAGCCGTTGACCTGTCGGAAATTCCGGCGGGCTGACGGCTCTTTTCTTTTGGTAAGACCCGCACAGAACGCGGTTTTTATAATTAACGAACGGCATAGAACGCCGCCGGAAAAAAAGGAGTTAATTTTTATGGCATTGACAAATGAGCAGGTACGGGAAATTTTGTCCGCGGCCGGCGTGGACGAGGATCACATGAAGACGGCGGCGGAAAAGATTATCAGCGGGCACCTGGAATCGGTGAATGCGCTGCGGCTGGATGTGGAAAAGTACCGCAGCGATTCAGAGAAGCTGCCGGGAGTATCACAGGAGCTGGAAACGCTGAAAAAGTCCAGTGGAGATGCCGCCGACATTCAGAAGCAGCTCACCGACCTCCAGGCCAAGTACGACAAGGACACCGGAGACCTTCGCGCGCAGCTGGCGGACCGGGACTATGCCGACGCCATCTCCAAGGCAATTGCGGGCAAGGGGCTGAAATTCAGCTCTAAAAGCGCCCGGTGTGCCTTTGAGACGGCGCTGCGGGAGAAAAAGCTGGAGCTGAAAGACGGGACGCTCACCGGTCTGGATGAGTTCATCAAGGCCCAGAAAGAAGCGGACCCTGACGCATTTGCCCCGGACAAGGCCCCGCCCAGGTTCGTCACCGGGTCCGGCAGCGGAGGCGGGCATGGGGAGCCGCCCAAACAGCCTAGCAGGGCCGCTCAGCTGGCTGCAGAACATCACATGAGCCTCTATGGAGGCGAAATCAAAAATGAGTGAAAAAAATGTCTTTTATCGGAACAACTGAGCAAGGGCACGTCTTTGCCCCTGGCTGGTTCCTGGAAAGCGAGGTAGGCGTAGTCCGAAAGACGCGCCAGATCAAGCAGGAGGGGGCGACAGATGCGGAGGACGGCGGCAAGTATGTGCCTATGGGCACTGTATGGCCCGCCAATGACGCAACGGCAGAGGGAATCGTCTACGAGGATATCGACGTAACCTCCGGCGATATGCCCGGAAGTGTTGTGTTGGCCGGACGCGTGTACGAGGACCGGCTCCCTGCGGCTATTGACGCTACGGCAAAGAGCGCGTTGGCGGGTAAAGGGTTTACCTTCATTGTTACAAGCCCCGCCGTGAGCCGGCCTTATTGAAAGGAGTAACGCACAATGGCAGAGAAATTTAACGGCCTTATCCCGCAGGAGGAATGGATTGACGTCGGCTTTCAGGTGACGCGGCCCAACGACCCTCTGGATGGCCTGGTGGGCGACCTTCGCACCAACAATATCATCGCCAAATGGCAGTCCATCGCGGCGGAGTATCAGACCGCCATCATGGCCCAGTTCCACGCCTTTGATACGGAGGCAAACAAGACTATTCGCATTCCCGTGACCACCCACAACATCCAAAAGGCCCTCATCAAGGTCAAGATCGACCAAAGTGAGCTTTTGCAGGAGTACATCGATAACGGTGTGCAGGGTGATGATGCCCTGAAAGATTACGTCCTCAACGACGGCATCCGACTGGCGGAGCAGGTGTTCACTCGCTCCAAAGTGGCAAAGGCGGAGATGCTGGCTACTGGCAAGATTACCATTAAGGAGAACAACCTTGATCTGCCTGTGGATTATGGCGTACCCACCAACCACACCAGCTTTGAAATCAACCTGAACCCAGAAGCAGACATTTCCAGCCAAATCCAGGCTGTCATTGACGCAGCCGACGATGTTGGTGTGAAGCTGACCGGCTTCATCACCTCTCGCAAAAACATCACCAAGATGCGTCGTAACGCCGCGCTCCAGAAGGAAATCAACGGGAATCTGGGAGCGGGTGTGCTGATTGGGCAATCCGCCCTGCGGGCGCACTTGGAGGAGGAGTACGGGCTGAGCCGTATTGTCACCCATGACCTTACATACGGAGCAGACGCGAAACTCGGCAACGATGGCCGTCCGATTATCACCAGAAAGCGGTATTTCCCCGACAACAAGATTTCTTTCTTCGCCTCCAACCCTGCCGGTTACGTCGGCACCGGCCTGTGGGGTGACCCGCCCGAGGTGCGGCTGAATGGGTTCTACCCTGTCAACGCCAGCGGTGTTGCACCTTACGTTTACGTCACCCAGAATATGGAGTGGGACCCCACAGTTCTGTGGACAAAGGCCAGCGGCCTGTTTATGCCTTTGCTTTACGATCCCAACAGCCTGTGGATTGCTACAGTGAAGGAGTACTCCGGCAGTGGAGGAGATGAACCCTCCGGTCAGGCCGGCACGCCAGCTAAGGCGAAAGCGGCAAGCAAGTAACGAAAGGAGGGCCGCCAGGTGGCGTACTGTGATTACGACTTTTATTTGAATACCTACTTTGGGAATGCGATTTCCGCAGAGGACTTTCCGGGGCTGGCCGAGTGGGCCTCTGACTATATTCGTGCGGCTACCGCAGGGATCTCCGACGCTGTGGACGGCCGGCAGCTGGAGGCCGTAAAAAAGTGTACCTGCGCCGTGGCTGACGTGCGTCTGGATTAGAGCATCATGACGGCTAATGTCTATTCCGGAGAGCAGAGCGAGACGGTGGGCTCCTGGTCCAAAAGCTACAGGGCCGCTTCTCTCTCTGCGGCGGAAGTGGAAAACATCCGGACCCGGAAGGTAGACGCCCTTATGATGTATCTGGGCGGCCTGGCGGCGTTCTCCGGCGTCTTTAAAGTGAGGAGTTATCCATGTGTGCATTGACAAAGGTAAATGTTTTAGGCGCTGAGTACACCATCACGCACACCCATGATGACCCACGCATGGAAGATATGGACGGCTTTTGTGATGAAACCACAAAGAAAATCGTTGTGGATACTTACGAGGGCGACGACGGAAAACCGGGCGTAAAAGAAAAACTGGATGTTCAGAGGAAAAAGAACGTCCGGCACGAGCTAGTACACGCTTTCCTGTTTGAGTGCGGCCTTGCTGAAAACAGCCCTTGGGCGCAGAACGAGGAGCTTGTGGACTGGATCGCCATTCAAGGCCCGAAGATCTGGAAAGCGTGGCTGGAGGCGGATGCGGTATGAACACGCCGCGCCGCATGACCGTACCGCAGCGCGCCGGCGCAGCTGCCCGCTCTACAATGTTCCCGCATGTGGTTACGCTGTACAATGTGGCTCTGGAGACGGACAAGATAACTCTGGGGGACCGTCTGATCAACCATATTACCATTCTCCAGGGAGTCCTTCTGGAAGCGTCCAAAGCGGTCAATGTCCAAAAAAGTGGCCTGGAGGGGGCAGATGCAGTCCAGCTGTATATTCCCTTTTCAGTGTCCGCCATAGACGGCGTGACGGGAAGGAAAAAGCTCCATGTATCGCCCCTGGAATTCTGGAAGTCAGAGGACAAAAGCGAAATTTGGACACTGGCCATTAGCAGCAAGGTGCCCGGCGTAGACGGCAATACTTTAT